ACAGGGTCAGCTTATGGCACAGTCGTTGTAACACTTGTAGGTACACCAACACCATACGCAGATATCACAGAGACACAAGCAATAGGCTGGGCTAAAGATGCACTTGGTGCAGACGAAGTGACATCAATAGAAGCAGGAATAGCTAGTCAGATAGATGCAATGGCTAACCCAACAACAGCAAGTGGAGTAACTTGGTAATGGCTGATAACGTAATCACTATTGATGGTAAAGAGTATAAGACTGATGACTTATCTCAAGACCAAAACTATTTTATCAATCAGATAAAAGACTTACAGGCTAAAGCAGCTAATCTGAAGTTTCAACTAGACCAGATTACTGTAGCTCAAAATGCTTTTACAAACTCATTGATACAATCAGTCAAAGGTGAAGAAGAGGAATCTACAGACGATGCAGATGAAAATGCAGCCTGAGTTAAAAGTACAAATGGAATTGGATGCTCACGAAAAAGAGTGTGCCATCCGATACCAAGCAGTCAATGATAAGCTAGAAACTTTAGACAAAAGAATGTGGCGAATAGAAGCTATGTCCATGGTGGGTACGCTTGGGGTGGTAGCTTTGGTTGTCGCAATAGTGATGAAGTAATAGGAATAGAGTATGGCAGAAACAACCACTAATGAAAATGTAGATGAGTACATGGGTAAACAGGTTACTAATCCTGTAATGCCTGCCCAGGGACAATATGCTCCTCAATCACAGAATATACAACCAGGAGAAGAAGTATCTCCAGAAGCGTACGCTCTTCAAGGAACACCTGATGTACCTATATCCCAAGCCCAAACTGCGTTAGCAGCGGCTCCTACTGTATCTCCTGCGGCTACTGTAGACCCTAGTCTAGTAGGAACAACAACACCCACTGCAACTGCCCAAACTGGCACATTATCTCAAGATGCACAAGCAACTGCTGCCCAAGGCACAGTATCTACAGGAGCACAAGCTCAAGCTCAACAGGGAACTGCACAGGGACAAATCAGTCAGGCGGATACTGCATTAAGAGCCGTAACTGCACCAGAAGTTGTATCTGGAGCTGTTGCAGACACAGCGTTTTTAGGTGACACCACAGCGGCACAATCAGACTTTGTAAGTAATGTACAAGGTGCAACCATGACAGTCACAGATGATATGACTGTACAAGGACAATTATCTCGTATATCTCAACAGTTTGACAATGGTCAAGTACCTTCATGGGCTGCTGGAATAATTCGTAATGCAACTGCACAAATGGCTCAAAGAGGACTCGCTGCATCATCAATGGCAGGAGCAGCTATAACACAAGCTGCATTGGAAGCTTCTATACCGATAGCAACAGCTGACGCTCAGACATATTATCAAACTGCTGTAAAGATAATGGACAATCAACAGCAGGCTAACTTAACAAATACTCAGAATAACTTAAATGTGTCATTGGCTAATACTTCCAATAGACAACAAACTGCTCTTGCAAAGATGCAAGTTCAAGCCGCTCTAGCTGGACAAACACTCTCCAACCAACAGCAAGCAAATATCCTCAACGCTGAAAAATATGCTGAAGCCGCTAACGTGAACTTTACTCAAGAGCAACAACGTGTGTTTGCTAATGCGAAGGTTATGGAAACAATCAATCTTCAAAACTTAAATAACTCACAAGCAACTGCTTTATCCAATGCTGCAACTTTTGCCCAAATGGATATGGCAAATCTCAATAATAGACAACAGGCTATGGTTCTAAATGCTCAAGGCTTTTTACAAATGGATATGTCCAACTTGACTAATTCACAGCAGACAGAAGTGTTGAACCAGCAAGCAAAAATGCAGTCTTTATTATCAGACCAAGCTGCACAAAATGCTGCTCAAAACTTTAATGCCACAAGTCAAAACCAAGTCAATCAGTTTTTTGAGTCTTTGACTGCAGATATCAATAAGCTAAACTCAAGCCAGTTTAATGCACAACAACAGTTTAACGCAGGACAAGCGAATGCGTTGAATCAATTCCGTGCTACAATGTTAAACAGCAGAGAGCAGTTCAATACAAAAAATGCTATAGAGATTGCACAATCTAATGCTACGTGGCGTAGAAATGTAAACACAGCTAATACTGCTGCTGTTAACGCAGCTAATCAATTAAATGCAGCTAATTATCTTAACATATCAAATACTGCACTAAATAATATTTGGCAACAATATAGAGATGAAGCAGATTATGCATATACTTCTGCAGAAAACTCCCAAGACAGAGCATTTAACTATGCTATGGCAATACTAGACGCAGACGTTACTTCCGATTTATACAATCAATACTTAGATGAGAAATCATCTAATGCTATAGGGGGCTTTATATCTGCTTTAGGTATTGCAGCAATCAACAGAAGCTAGGAAAACTAAACATGATGAGTCTTATAGCACCAATAGCTACTAATTTAGTAATGAGTAAGTTTGGAGGTAAAAGTCAACTTCCACAACAATCTGCACTAAAAGCTCCACCAGACGTAAATATATATGAAAAATTTGGCAGACCTCAAAGAAGAAGGTCTAGCTACTATGGACAAAAATCTAAACCTGCTGCTGTAAACACAGGAGCGTACGGACCTCAAAGCATATATAACTCTATCCTCAAAAAACAACTAGGTCTACTAACATCTAAGGCATAACAATGGATATTCAATTAAACGACACTATGAAACTTCCTAGTGGTAAAGAACGCTCTTCGTTCGATACTGCTATCCCAGGACAATCTTTAACTAAAACCCCAGGTATCTATCCGTGGGATAAACCTGCAATGTTAAATACTCCTGATGAAGTCATGGATTATTTTATGGATAAGTTTGAAGAAGATGCTATGGCAGATAAACTATTAAGTTTAGTTGATGCACAGATACCTATTGCTACTATTGTAGATTCTTTATTACTTGCAGGGTTTTCAGAGGGACTTATGACTCCTGATACAGCTATATTAGTTGGAGAAGATTTAACTATGTTAATTATGCATTTAGCTGAACAAGCTGAAGTAGATTATAAAGTTATAAAAAATCAAGATTCTATGATTGATAAAGGATTACAACAAATAGCACAGTTTAAGAAAGATAAAGTTGATTTTGAAACGGAGTCTATGAAAGGCTTCTCAGATAGAATGAAAGAAGATGCTACAGAGGAGCTTCCTATGGAACAGCCTCAAGGACTAATGGCTAGACAAGGAGCTATGTAATGGGAATAACACTAGGTGGTATAATGAGAGGGGCACTACCTGTACTACAACAGGGATTAGAAGCTCCTATGCAAGATGCTGTTGCACGTATGGATAATATAGGTAAGTTGTATAACGCTAAAGCAGGTTCTATACAAGAGAAGCAAAAAGCAGCATTGTCAGATATGGATAAAATAAGAACTATAGCTGAATCATTTAATGTAGATGTAGGTATTGCAGAACAAGCTTACAAGATAAGTAACAAAAGTGTGGACAAAGCTAGTAAGATAGTCACAAATATGTTATCATCTTACAATAATAATATACCTGTGACAAAAGTTGATGTAGACAAATTATCTGCAGGACCAACTCCCGAAGTTACTAAAGTAGAATCTGTAGATATAGCTCCTAAAAATGCATCTAATGATTCTGTATTTAACTCATTTAAAAATTTATTTAAGTTTTATTCTCCAGACCAAGTGGTCGAGATGTTTGCTCAAAGAAGTAACTTACCCGTAGACCAAGTTAAAAAAGTATTATCTAACACATTTGATATGCCAGAGCTAAATGTAACTCAAAGAGCAACCCCAGAAGCATTAGCCAAAGGAATATCAGGTCCTCCTTCAGGAGGTAGCATGTTCCAACAAAAATTAAGTAGTATGATGAATGTCATACGTTCTCAGCCAGGGAATGAAAATAAATCTGAAACGGAACTCAGGGCATTAGCAGAACAAGCAGTTTTAAATCCTCCTGTAAAAGGCAGTAAAGGAGAGTATGGAACAATTATTTATACTCCTGAAGGACCTAAATATACTACTATAGATAGAGTTATAGATGGTAAATTAGCTGCTCCAAGTGCAGAAATAGAGAGAGAAAACCAAGAGTTAATAAAAACAAACTATGGCAACCTTGAAAGAGTTGGTAAGATAAGAAAAACTTTAGCTAAGTATCCTAATGCATTTAACTTCGTTGGAAATTTAAGAATGAAGCTTACAGACTTTAGTGATATGGTAGGAGCCAAACCACTAGCTGATGCACTCGGTGGTGGAGAGTTGCAAGATTCTTTACAGAGTGCTATACTATTCTTTAAAGGTGCAAAAGATGCTATATTTAAAGACCCTAGAATATCTGACCAAGATAAATTATTAATTGAACAATATTTAGGTATACTAAATGACCCAACTGTAGGTAGTACACGTGCAATGGCTGCTATAACAGGACTAGAAAGGCAATTTGTAACATCTATGGCTAGTTCTTTTGCTATTAATACAGGTGCTGGTAAACCTGGAGGTATGAAAATAATAGAGGTAGGAGAAGATGATGTCCTAGCAATTAATAAACCTTCAGTAGCAAAAATGGTATTTGATGAATTAGTAAAATCTCAACAATTAGATGTTTCTTCAACAGACCCAACAATGCAGAGGCAAGTTGCTCAAGCTATGATACTGGCTAAAAACTCTGTTGCAGCGTATCAAGCATCTCTCGACCCTCGCTACAAAAGTTTAGATGATTATAAAAAGAGAGCAACAGCTAATCCTTTCCTAGTTCAAGCAAGTGGTAGTAGAACATAATGGATAATGAATTAGATAAAACTATAAAAAGTCTACAGAACCAAATGGGAACTACGGCTCAGATTCCTCCAGGAACCGCAGTTACTGAAGAAAAGCCAGACCTAGAACCCATATTCAACGAACCTTACGTTGGTCCCTTTGAACTTCCCTTCGGTATCGGAGGAGATGCTGAACCATTTGAAATGAAAACTATGGACACTGATGCTGTTCAACGCAATAAAGAAAAAATGGACGCTGCACGAATTGACCGCATATCAAAAGTTGCTACTGATATGGGGGGCACTTTTGAGATGAACAACGACGAAGTGTCTAATATACTAGGCTTTGATGGGTTAGCTACTTTAGGTTTTGTAGATAATGTAGACCAATTCAAAAGAGCTATGCAAGAAAGAGTAGGAGAAGGTAACTATAAAGTTATTGAAGATAAAGATGCTGCGTTTTTTCAAGATAAATATTATGTAAGTCTGAAGAAACCAGATGGCAGTTTTACACCATTCACAAGTCCGACACAAAATACTCTTGATTACATACAAAAGTATTTTCCTATGTTAGGATATGAAGTGGTATCTGACTCTGCTGCAGTTGGAACATCTATATTAACAACAACAGCACTAACATCTTTAGCTTCTTTGATTCCTTTTGCAGGAGCTGTAGCTGCCCCTGTAGTTGCAGTAGCAGGACTAGGGTACATGCTGTACACTTTAAACAAAGGTGCAGAAAGAGGTAGGCAATTCATACAAGAGCAGCTTGGGTTGCGAGGAGAGGATGCTGAAGAGTTTGGTTCTTTTGTAGAAAATGTAAAAAAAATAGTAACTGACCCAAAAATAGGGGAAGCATTTAAAAAATTAATTGGTAAAAAAGCAGACATATCCCAGGAAGAATTTAATCAAGAATTACGTGGTATATTTGGTACAGCCATATCATTTCCACTAGCACTAATAGATAAGTTAAAAGGTTCCTTATCTAGGGTAAGAGAAAATTTTACTCCTGACGATACTAACATTTATCAGTCTGCAATCAAGGCAGAAGATTTTGCAGATAAAAAAGGATTAGTTCCCACTATTCTTCCTCAAAGAACTATGGATAAAAAGATATCTAGGTTAGCATCATTAGCTGAACAAACTTCTGTAATTATACCTAAAGTGCTTCGTTCACAAATGCAGAGTGCTGTTAATTACCTTAAAGAGTTTAGAGGTAATATAGGAGCAGGCAACTTCTCTCAATTTAGGTCTGCTATGTCAAGCATGGGCACTATGCTTAAAAATATAAAAGAAGGTAAGACTGTTGTAGATTTTGAAGGATTAGGCGTAAAATTAAATGAATTAGAAGATTTATTTTTTGATTTACGTATGACTGAATCCAGGGGTATGTATAAAGATATCTTTGATAAAATAGGTAACAGTTCATTTAATTTAGAGAAAATACGAGGCTTACTTGTAAACAGAGAGGTAAAAACTACTGTACCTGTTAGTAAACAAACTGCAGGAAGTCCTATTGAAGCTGGTATTACTCCTAGAGTTACAGGAGAACCAAGAGTAGACTCCATAATAGCAGATTTAATGGACTTAGGTGCTCTTAGTGGTAACACTAGAGTGCTTACAGCGAAAGGTGTAGAGAAAGCCGTAATAAAATTAAAGAGTAAGCATCCTGAGTATGCAAAGTATTTAGAAACTAATGATATACAAATAAAAACCCCTGCCCAGCTATTACATGGCTATGCCGTATTATTAGGGCAGATGTCAAAAGGAGTATTTGGCAAAGACGTAGGCACAGCAGCTAATTCACAATTAGCATCATTTACTCAAGGATTACGAACTGCTTTATTAGAAGAAATAGCAAATCCAATTACGCCTAAGAACAAACCTGCTATAACTGGATTAAAAGAACTAATAGCAAGTGCTAATGCATTTTACAAAAAGACATTTGACGTAACAGAAACAAGCACTCAACTGCAAGCTAGAATAGCTGCCAAGACTGGAGATGAGGGTACAACTATACCAGAAGCTATAGGTATATCTCCTGGGTCAGGAGGTAGAAAGCAACCTGTACAAAAGACTCTTAGTAATATAGCATTCCAAGAAGATTATATATTAAAGAATTTCAAAGGAAGAAATACACCTATTGGTCCTATGTCTAGAATAAAAATAGCTTTTGCTGATGTTATAAGTAATAAATTAAAAGGTGCGGCAGATGTCAGCGGGGTTAAGATTGATTCTGCGGCAGATATAAAAAAATATATTGAATCATATAGCCCAAGAGAATTACAGAGTTTGGGAGTAAACAAAGCATCTATACTTAAAGATTTAGAAACAATCGCCAAACTTGAGAGTGCTGATGTAGCTTCGCAGTTAGCTCTAGGGTCACGTATTAAGAATACAGAGTTAAAAACTGTATTTGATAATATTGTAGCTAAAGGAAACGAATTAGATTTAACTAAAACAGTTGATACTATGATGGACATAGTAAGCAAGCTACCGAAATCTCAACAAAAATCTGAGATAGCGAATATGAGGGCAGGATTGCTTGATTATGTGTTTTCTAAACAAAGTGGTGTATATAAAACAGTTGATAAAAATAGTGCGTATTCCCAAGTAGGAGACACTGTAATTGACCCTTCTACATTAAATCAGCTTATAACAAAATTAGAAGGCTCTGGAATATTTAATAAAATATTAACTGGTGAAGACAAGAAGTTATTAGCAGGAATGCAAAACTATGTTAGTGTAATACAAACTGCTGGTGCAGATGCTGGTTCAGCGTTAGCAGGTGCACAAATTATTGGTAATATGTTTACGTTAGACCCAGCAAAATTTATATCTGGTATGGCAAGATTAAGTGCTCAAGGAAGAGTGGCTAAGTTATTTGCTAACAAAGCATTCTCGGATGCTATGACTGGGATAGGAAAACCACAGCCCCAATCTAAAAAATTACTAAGATACTTCACAGGAGCAGGAGCAATAGGTAACATAATTACTGGATTTGTTGTAGGCACTCAACGTAGCCCCGAATCTACCCAGACAGACCAAATGATGAAAAATACCCCTGAACTATATAAAACTATAAAAAGTTTAAGAGAACAAACCCAAACACTACAGGTACAATAATGGTTGAATTTAAGCCAGGCAGCCCTCTTCAGAATATTCAAAAGAATTTAACAGGCATATCTGACATTATGTACTACTCAGGAGCAGGCGAAGCTGACCGAACCGAAGATGAGTTAAAACTAACTGAAGAAGATATTAAAGGTTTTGTCAAGCGACGTAACGCTGCGATTAAGAAACAGAAAGATGCAGGCTCTCTTAGTATTGTTAAAAATATTTTAGAAGAGTCATATAGTCCCAGACTATCTTTGGACTATAATGAAAAACTTCCTATATTTCCTGGCATATATAAACAAAGCACCACAGCTATAAAAGATAAACTTATAGCTGAAAAATTAGATATTGCCCAACAAAAAGAAGACTACAAAGCCGCTTTATCAAATAAGCCTTCTCCTAATTTAGGAATAATGAGTCCTAGAGAATTATTAAAATCTTTAAACAATACTGATTTCACACCAATATCCCCCCCAGGGCTAACCGATGGTCCTATTGCATCCCCCCCTGATAAACCCACCGACCCAAGAAACTTGCCCTTCTTCAGTTTAACTGGACCAAGTGAAACTGCCCCTACAGTGGGAGGGGCTTTACGTTTTGCTGGTATGGCACAATTCTCCAATCCATTAGCAAAACCTGCAGGTTCTTTAGGCTCAGGCTTTGGGTTTAACTTGAAAGGTATGAAAGGGATTGACCCTGACGCTTATTTAACTAAAAGTATTGCTGCAAAAATACAACAAAGCAGTGATGAAACTGGTAAAGCTCTTCTTAAAGATGCCTTAGAGATAAAAGGCGTAAACATAAAAGATAGATTTAAAATTCAACCAGTGAATAAAAAGTTTGATTTTCTTCAAAAAGATGACAGTGATATTGGAGAATTTATAAATGATGGGGCGGATGTAAAAATTAAACTGCCGGAGTTTGATACTAATTTACCTGATAATAGTAAAGTTATAAAAGAAGCACTTGCAAAAGGAAATCCTAAAAATTTACCTATCTTACGGGTAAAAGACTTAATGATACCAGAAGATTTGAGTGGTCTTAATATAACTCAAACAAAGAAAAGCCCTTTTTATGCTACAAATGTAGCTACATATTTTGACAACTACCCTGAGAAAACTGGATTTGCTAGTTCAGGATATAAGAGGGGGCTACCAGCATTTAGAGTTGCCTTTTCTGAAGAAGGAGTTGGACTAAAAGCAAAAGGTGTAACGAGTCCTTACAGTTTATCCAAAACTTATAAACACCCCCAAGTTGTTGGGGAAGAAGGATTAGAACCTTTGTATGGACATGTAAGGAGTTTAGAGTTAAAGGAACTAGCTCCAGGGACTGTTCATCCGTACACTGCACAAGATTTTACAGACAAGTTATTTAGTAGTTCTGGGCGTAGTAAAGCTTTGTTGGAACCTCCCAATACTTATAGACAAGTAAAAGATTTAGAAAACAATAATATGCTCGACCCTTCCAAAAGAGCAGTGCTTGAGAAAATTACAATAGATGGAGAAGATGCTTCAGTTTATGATGAAAGCACTGCAGGTTTTAATAACTATGGTATAAAATCTGGCACGGAAGAAGATGATTTCATAGGGGATTTTATAGTTCAATTCCCAAAAGAATTAGAAGACCCGTCCCGTGCTTTTACACAAGTACAAGGACTACTTACATTTAAACAAAGAATGCAAAAATTAAATGCTCTATTGCAGTTAGTTCCTGTGCCTAATATTTCTTTACAAACACGTATTAAAGACAGTGGCAATTATGGTCTTCTACTACGTGGGGGCATAGATAATAATAGAATGACCATAGATGAAGTTTTAGAGTTTATAAAAGGTGGTCCAGTGTTTAAGGAATATGCAGGGGATACTCCAGAATTACTTGCTCTCAAAGGAGAGACTAAAGCATTAAAAGCCATAGAAGATTCAGTTAATGCTTATTCTCAAGTAGCAATAAGTAATAGCTTTAATCCTCAGCAAGGTAGTGCTATTAGAGCAAAAATGTTTTTACCTTCAGTTGCAAAATCTGCTGAAACTGCTCTTGATTTCGTCGTTAATGAAGCAAAAGAGCTACCTTACATATATATAAATACTGGAGTTGGGGAATTTAGTCAGGGTAAGTTTAAAGGTAAAGCAGGAGAACCTATTACAGTTGATGCCATGGTGGATTATTTGTACACACTAGCCAAAATTGATGCCCAAAGTTTAATATTAAGTGATGATGCCCTAGTTAAAAAATTTAAATTAGATGCTGTGCCTGGTTATAGGACTAGACCTAAACTAAGGTTAAATAATGAAACTGGTAGTTTTGAAGTAGTGCCATCTGATATTCCTTCTGAAGTAGGGCAAACAGGAATTATTGATATCAATGCAGAAGCTATTGGTATACTAAAAGATACAGGTACTATAAATTTAATTGAAGACCTTAAACAATGGGATAAATTAGGCGGACCGGAATTATATAAATTATATAGAGGTAGTGCTGCATACTCTCCTGGTAGTCAAATGGCACGTAATTTCCCTAAAGAACTTAGAGATACCTTAAAATCACTAGAATTAAACTGGGGCACAGGTAAAAGGGTAAAAAGATTAGGCGAAGAACAATTTGATACTTTTAAAAAATCTCAATTTTCATCTCCTGAAAATATGTTAGAAAATATGAATATGAGCCTTAGAGGAGATGCAATACTTACTCCAGAGCAACAGATGGAAAGATTTGAACGTGCATACAATTTAGGGGATGACGACAACTTTTTAGAAACAACACGTGAGCTTGCTTATGGTGATATGTTTCAAGGCATAACAAATAAAGCATTTGCTAATTTACAGAAACGTCCTGATAAATTAGTTGAAATAAGCACTATACATAATATAAAACAAGCATTACAAGATGGGTTTGACAAATTACAATTTAATACATTTCCAACTATGGCTGATTTAGCAGGTTGGAGTAATAATTTAGTGGATAACCCCGAATTGTGGAAAGAATATTTTACAAGTTCTTTTAAAGATAAAATATCTTCTACTGATAACTTTTTATATAAAGCAGTAACAGAAGACTTAAATGAATTAGCATCAAGATATAAAAAGCCTGGAAGTCCTCTTGGTTCTTTGCCAGTATTAGATGATATAAATGACATTGGAAGAAATCTTCGAGAGATTTTAATTGGCGAAAAACCAAGTAAATATTTTGATGAAGACCTTATTGACAACTTTAAAGAATTTTGGTTAACATATAATGAAAAGTTTAATCTTGATTCGTTAGTAGGAAATTTTATAAGGGAAGATTTTTCTAAAAGTGGTGAAAGTATGCGATACTTTATAGATAATTTTAAAAGAAAAAATGAATATGATGGAAATCACCCAACTTCTTTTTCTAAATATTCTAATTTTAAAGAAATAGTAGATTTATTTAGTCCTGAGAAGTCTAAAGAAATATATAAAATATTTACACAGAAAAAAAACAAGGCTGATGCGGTAGCAGGGCTATTTAAGTTTCGTAGTTATAAAAAAGAAGATGTGCCAGAACAAGTACAAGCTTTCATGGATGCAGTAAATAGAGTTAATATAATAAAACATTTTCAACCAAAGATGGGAGCATCTCCATTTTCTTTCTATAAAGAAAGAAGAACTAACCCTTTTTATATAAAATATGGAATGCCAAGTGATAAAAAATTAGAAGAAGTATTAGCCAAAATGCCATCTATAGATAGTGAAGGAAATGTAAAACAAAAGAATTTAGGCTTTTCTTTACAATACGGCAAATACAAAATGAAAGCCCTGGAAGAACTAGGGCTAAATCCTAAAATAGTTCGTCCAGATGACGATAGTCCATATACATTTCTTGAGATAAACCTTGGGGATACTGCTGCAGAAAAAGCAGAGTTATTGAAAAAAGTAGAAGCAAAAGAAATAAACTTATATTCTCAGTACATGCCAGTCCCTAGCTTCGAAGAGCGAAACGAAGAAGAGATGGGGGGCACTTAAAAGTGTTCAATAACTTCCATATTATTTAACTTCTGCTCTATCTTGTGAGCTTGTGAACGCATTTGTTTTGCAACTTTCACTAAGAAATCTTTACTGCTACCACTAATACGTACATCATTCTTTCTAAGAACAGCTATTGTATGACTCTCTATAAGAGTATCAATAACCTCATCCCACGTGTATTCACAAAAGGAAGGGTCTTCATTCTCTGGTGCTATAACAGCACCTATACCATTTAAGGTTAATGAAAGCTCTAGTTCTAAATCGTTTATAAGTTCAATCTTTTTTATCGACATCTTTTATTTTTCTTCCTTTAAAGAATACTATTAAATTGATTATAGTATTAATTGTTACTGCTATTAGTAGCCACAGTTGCCACGGCTCTATCGTCATACTTTTCCTTTGACGGGAGTTTAACCCAGTCCTTTATACTCATCTTAAATCTAGCCAAGGCACTTCTATTATCCTTAGTAACTAAATCCCCTTGCGATATTCTCGCCCATTTTCTACCTTCTACTACGTACACTAAGTACGTACCACAAAGAGGAAAGCGAGATTCAAAGAATCTAGCCCTATACCTTTGTGCATTCTTCCACACTGGACTCTGTGGTTTTTCTATTTTTGCCATCTTTGTTTCCTTCCTTAAATGCTTTTATAACATCTGATGAAAATAGTTTTTGTAAATTTAACAAATACATCCGTGAAGCTAGATTATCCCCACCCTTAACAGAGCGAAGATAATCTAGTGAATCTATGATACGTTTGAGCACATCAGTTTTAAAGACAACACTGGCATATACTTCATCACCAATACAAAGGTTATGAAACCAGTAGTCGGATTCTGTTGCTTTAATGCCTGATGGTTTACCATAAGACTCATACTCTATGGCAATATTACCACTTTTTTGCCATATGTCTCGTTCGGATTTAACCTCAATCTTTTTATCCTGCAACATATCTGCCACAAGTTGTTCACGTACTTTTCCATATTGTAAGTCTAAGTCAAATTTCTTGCGGTCTGCTACAGAAGGTTCCATTATTTATCCTTTTTGGTTTCTTGAGGTTGTTGTTGTTCTTTAGGAGGCTCATAATACCTAACTAAAGTATTTAATTGCCCATTAACATCTGACATAGCCTGCAGTTCTTTACCTACAGTATCAATCAAATTAGCGTGGTCGCCTAAGCCTACGGGATTATTAAGCATCACCTCTATATTAGCGGCATGCCCATTCATCTGTCCTATCAGCTTAGACTTTAGTGCACTTATTATTAAATCTCGCACTTATTTTCTCCTTATTGTTAAAGTAACTTTTGTTGAACCCTCTTAACCATTCTTTTCCCCTAAACGAAGAGGGGCTGAATGGATTAGTAGACTCATGTATAATAGACTTAGTTTTCTTTGTTCTATAAAAGTCTCTCTGACCTTGTACGTAGAATCTGTCAACAGTAGCCATATTATCTCCTAATTAACTATATCAACTATTTCACAGCTATCTGCTGTGCAAGCTAATGTTTGATTACCTATAGTGTTATCTTCTTGTTCATAATCAGCAAGTTTTGTCCAATCAATAAACTCAGGCATCTTAGTTAAAAACTCTTTATAGTGTGCTTCATCACAATCTTGATAAGGAGCTTGTTCATAGACCATATCACTTCTTGGCAGGAAAGACAAGCCCGAAGCTATATTAAAGTTTTTATATATCCAAGCCCCAGTATCAAGCCACTCATCTTTACCTACAGATATAGTTACCGATGGCTTGTGCTCACACCAATGCATTGCATACACCTTCCAAAACTCTAATTGTTCAATAGCAGACATATCATCTCTAGTCACACACATATCAGGAGCTTTTATAGGAAAGCTAAATACAGCATTACTTTGACTCCATCCATCAGTTTCCCATGGTATGTTTTGGTCCATCATAAACTGTGTAAGTGGGTCTTTCTTATCTCCACGAACAGTACGTATGTAATACTGACTATGTCTTGCATGAATACCAGACGCAGAATCTGTGAGTTGTGAAACTGTTCCAGATGGCTTTACGCAAGTAATAGCCGTTGACTGTGGAATGCCAAGTGAATCAGCAAACTCTTTATTAGTGTCTACTGCCACTTGCTTAAGCTTAGTTAAAATTTTATTCAAGTCAGTCTTAGCATCTTTACCATTAGTAATAGCGTTGTCCATTATACCTGTCATGGACACGCCAAGCAACCTCTCTTCTGCAGTATTTGTATGCCATATCTTACGTAAGTATGGAAAGTGAGTTAGTGTAGATTGAAAAGTACCTATTATAGTAGCTAAACGAACTTTTTTCTCCAAATCTTTAACAGTATCCGTACCACGTACAATTATCTCAGACAAGTTACAGAATTGGTATGGACGCAATATAATCTCGCTACATGGATTAGTACCAAAATCATAATTAGAGTCTCGTCTACCATTCTCAGCTGCTTTATTTTGAGCCGCCCCACGATAAAACATACCTCTCTCTCCAGTACCAGACTCAGCAAGTGAAAGCCATTCTCTCATAAATGTATACGAGTCTGGCTTATCCGTGTAAGCTACTGAATTATTTGACATTTGTCTTTGAGGCTCAGTCTTATAAAATTCACCAGTTTTAGCATGTCTCATTCTGCCATCAGACAAGTTAGACAAACTAATCATAGCAGAACGTCTGACACCACCAGAGACAACTACTTCTCCAACTTTACACATAAGGTCATGGCACTCTATGCTAGATAATTTTCTGCCTTTAGCCTCTTTAAATATTTTTACTGTGAACCTAAATAAATTATCTAACGGAGTTGGTCCAGATGCCCTACCACCAAATATCTTTAGCTTTGCACCTGCAGGTCTAATTAAAGATAAGTCCCAATTAGGTATTTCTCCTGCCCATAATAAAGCTAGTAACTTACGAAAAGCTTTCGCCCAGCCCTCTTTGCTATCTTTTACAATAATAGTTTCTTCTGTATCAAACAATAGTCCAGGCACTTCTGGTAATTTATTTATGCAGTCCCTCTCTACAGAGAAGCCTACACCAGTACCACACATTAATATGTACATAGCTTCATCAAATGCTTTTGGGTCATCTACTGGCAAATAAGAACAGTTATATCCTGCAGTGTTATCTCGCTCTAATGCTTTACCTGATGTCATCATAGCTCTCATAGAGGGCATAACTTCAGAGTGAAGTATAGCATCATATAATTCTTCTTTGACTTGCTCAGGCATAGTATATTTGTGCTTCTTCAAAAGATGTGAACTCATGTAAGATACATATCTATCTACAGTTTCGTTCCATTCTTCTCTTCTATTTTCATCATCAAGCCATCTAGCATACCTAGATTTGTGAATAAATTGTTGATAATACGTGGGTAAAGTTACGTTGCTTTTCATCTTAATACCTTTATAGTTATGTCTTTTGTTTTCATACCTATTATCTCATGAAATAGGTCAGTTAGCATATCTTCCAATATATATGGAAGTTCTTCCTTGTCAAGTGTGAACTCTTCGGTGTCTACTTCAGCAGACACTCTAATCGTTATTTTTGACTTTCTCATTTTTCACCACTGTAATTAAGCGAGATAAATACCACTCGGCTTTCTGCAAGTCTTCCAAAGGCTTGCCTTTATATTTATACCTCCACAGATATTTCAATATATTACCTTGTAAGTAAGCTTTAAACTCACTACCAGTGGCGGCTTCTATAGCATCAATGCACTCAATGCCAAAGTCATTATAGTGAGCAGGACTGTTCACCATATCTTTTTGTTCTTCCAATTTCATCTTCATGTACTCCATGTGTCTCATCAATGTAATGTCACCTGTGAATTTATTGTTTCTTCATTTATACTTAATCTTCCATCTTCGAGTACTTGGTCGGTATCCGTTATAGCAGTATGTACCATGCCCCTTGTAAGTAGAGCATAAAACATAGTGTCTTCTTCTGTCAACAAATTTCTATCATGACTATGGTAAATCTCTACATCAAAACCTTGGTCTAAGTGTCTGATTATAATAGCAGAATCTCCTTTATTTAATTTTATTTTGTTTTCTGACATGTAACTTTCTCCATAAAATGTTCTGCATCTACTATAGCTAGAGGCTTTTGTCTATTCATTTTTATAATAAGAAGAGGCTCTCCTGAGTTTCCATGCCCCACAGCTTGTTCATAATAATTATATATAGTTGTCATTCGTTCTGTATTCTTACACTCAATGTTGTACGGAAATTGCTTATATGCGACTGTAGATAATTGGACATCAGCCCCATTAACTCCCATAGGAGTGGATTTGATGTCCAAGTTAGTTACACTTTTAAGTAGATTTAGGAGTTTCTCCGCCACCCACGTTTGAAGTTTTCTTCCTTTTGCTTTCGCTGACCTCGTTGACATCTTCTTCTTCAATACGGATTTCGGTGATGTTTTTCGCTGGGATGGTGATTGTTTGACCTTCCGCTTCGAGGCTTGGAAAAGGGACTTCGTTGTTGAGTTCTTCGATGAAGGCATTTGCTTTCTCTCTGCTTAGTTTAATTATTTTTGCAATAGAAGAACCATCAGTACCTTTATACTGAAGCGTCATCAGCACGCCACTCTTCCGTAATGTGTGTGTACCAGACCCATTTTGGGTTTCTTCCTTTGCTTGGTAGTTGTCTTTTGAACTCGAGGTCTTTCCAGCAGTTTGTTTTGTAGGGACAATAACTGCACTCAATCCCCAAGGTCCTATTACCTGTAGGTTTCTTATAAAAGACTTCCTCGACATCGGTGAAACACCTTCGAAAAGACTTTCCTTTAGATATTGATTTAAAAGCGTGTTGTATCTTAGCATGAACTTCCTCCTTTTCTTTTGTTGTGTTCTGTGCTTCTGCAATCGCTATTTCGCCAGTGGATTTATTTAATGCAATCCACCCTTTAAATGGTTTATCACTAGCCATACCATAGCCGTGACCTTGCGTAACATAACCAAAAGCATCAGAGCTTTTAATTCTTTCATACGCATCATCAGGTTTGAATTTGTTCTCAAAAGCAAAAGGCGATGCAGTCTTTATATCGTAAATGCCATCGTCTAATTCAATATCAAATTCTCCCTCAATAGAATTTTTTTTATCAATCGGTAATGTTACTTTACCATGTGTATTTTTTATCTCTATGCCTGATGCTTGTATAACTGCAATCATAAGAGCCTCTAATACATCTCCCATTGCCATACGCATCTTGAAATCATAAGTAGGAGTATCTTCTTTGACACCTTCTGCCTGCATCTGTAATTGGCAAAGAGGTTTACCTACGTTACTCATACGTAGTCTAAAGTCTCCTCGTTGTTCGTTAAACTGTTTATTTAATGCTTGTCTGCAGTTGTCTGCAAACTCGTCCAAAATGTGAGGAGGCATTTCTGCCTCCCCTTTAACCGCCTTTGAAAGGAACGAAACGATAGCGGCTTGTTTGGTATTCATCCTGTTAATGACTCAGGTAAGTCATCATTTAGAACGTCGTCAGAGGTCACAGTAGTTGCTTCTTGGTCTACCATTCTTCCCTGCTTACGCAGTGAATCATCATATTCCTTAATAACCTTAGTGTTCTCTCCGTTTATGTAATCCATAAAATACGCTAAGGTATCTTGGTCTTCGGGAGTAAAATCAACTAGCTTGGGAGCATTGTCAAATTTACCAACATAATAAACCAAGCCACCATTCTTCTTCTTATCCAAAGAAGCATGTAGTTTATAGAATATGAAAGGCTTCTTCTGAGCAGTCAAAGCATCCATAGGAACAGAAATAGGCATAAAGTTACTACCTCTTGCTCTCCATAGAATAGGAACATCTACTGCATCTTCTACCTTTGCACCTGTCTCATCAACTGCATTAAGAAAAGTAGCTTTACCAAATAGCATACGAAAACATTTAATCTCCTTCTGCTGTAAAGCCTTATCAGCTGACAAGGTATCTCTCTGAGAGGCAGGAACTGAACCACATCGAAAAGTACCTAACATGTCAGGTATCTCTGTTTGTGGATATAAATTCTTAGCCATAACAGATTTGTTGACCATCTCATTTGCCTCAGCATCATAGTGAAGATACTGATATCTTTGAACAAAGACTTGAAAGTCAATCTCTTTTGCATACACTGTTTTATCAGGTAGCGACACAGACCAAGAACCTGCAGGTAGTGAATTACCCGAATCGTCTTCATGGTCTCTGTTTATTTTTAGATAGAACATATTAGTGGCAGAACCTGTTGGCTCTTCCTGTCCTATTAGTTTAGCGATATCTTCAAAATTTGTATTTGAATTTACAACTGGTAATGTTTCCATATTTTACACTCCTTGTTGATGTTTGGAAATCAATTTATATTACATTCGGCAGAGTTAGTCAAGTTATATTCTTTCATATTTAACCAATCTTTACCTATTTCTAAATCCACAGCTAAAGGAACTTGCCAACTGACGTTGTATTGCTCCTCAAACTGCTTGTCTACTTTAGTCATAGCATCATAAGTCATACGTGCTACAACCTCTTCTTCACCAGGATATACATCTAAAACAATCGAGTCGTGGACTGTATTAATAATCTTAGACGCAACTCTTTTATTTGTAAGTTCGTTTTGCAAGTGAATGAGTGCCAACGGCACAACGCAACCACCTGCAAGACCTTGGACAGGATAATTCTTAATAGACGGTGCTCCTGACGCATTTCCGTTGGAAAGCCGTCTAGTATCCGGAAAAGCGAATTGCTGACCGGTATACATAGTAACAACACCATTCGATATAGCTTCAGTCTGTAAAGTATCATGCCATTTTCCTAGTTTTGGGTACTTGTCTACAAAAGCTTTATAGTATTCCATCTCATTAGGTGTACCAGTAGTACCCCCATATAAGGGCTTAAAGGTATGTGCTTTTGCATCAGTACGTTCTTCTTTAGTCACTTCTGCCTCTGGCTTATTAAATATAATTGAAGCAGTATATTTGTGAACATCACTTCCGTTCATGATGTCCTTAATCATGGTTTCATCACCACATAACTGAGCGGCAATCCTAAATTCTAATTGACTATAATCTGCTTGTAGAATAGAGCCATTGTCAAACCTAGATACAACCACAGCTCTCACTGGGAAAGTAGAACCTCTTGGCTGATTCTGAAAGTTAGGGTCAGAAGAAGACAAGCGAGTAGTCCTAGTAACACACTGATTGAACTTTGGATGTAATAAACCATTACTTCTAGTATTACGAGAAATGCCACCAACAAAACTGGATAAATATACGTCAACCGCATTTAACCTTACAGTAGATTTGAGGAACTCTTGTGCTTTAATATTTCCATTATGTTTGGCAATTCCTAGTAATCTCACTAATGTTGTTTTGTCAGTAGCAAATCCGTTAGCAGACACATCCATAATATCTCTTGGATTCATGGTTAGTCCACCAATTTTAGGAAGAGGTATATAAATATAACCTGCACCAAAACATGCAGGACATTTTGTAGCCTTCTTCCATCTCTGTCCGTCCTTCTTAGTTTTGAAGAACTCGCCTTTACCATGACACTTGTGACAATGTTGTGCTTTAGTTCTGTGAACACGAGTTGTCATAGCTTTAATCATTGATGCAAATTGTGGGAAGCCAATACGAGGTCGCATCAAAGGTTTACCCTTTTCATTAAGACCTATATTAAATGCTTCAGCCCACTTCTTCTTATCAATAACTTTACGTGAGTAAATCAACTGACTTACTTGCTCTGGAGATGCAAAATTTATATTTGTATCGCCCATAACTTCACGACATATATCTTCCATCTTAGCTTTGAGTTCTTTCTGTTCAATCTCGTAATCGGCACGAACTTTCTCAAGAGTTGTGAAGTCAATCTTGATGCCGTTGCGTTCAATCACAGCTAATATAGGAAGAAACTTATTCATCAACGCCAAATGCTTTCGCATCGGTGAATTATGTGAATTTTTAAAAATCTCTTCTTGTGCAAGATGTAATTGTTTTGTCGATTCAATATCTGCCACACCATACTCCTGGACTACGTCCATAGGCATAGTATCAAAGCCAATACCATCTTTCATATAATTGTGAATCAAGTCAGACTTCTTTAAAGCTACTTTCCTGCGTATACAAGAGTCAGCTAAACTCAAGCCCCACTTCTGTCCACGCATCAAAATATATTCGCCAATCATAGTGTCGTACACTTGTCCATCATAATTAAAGCCACTTTCCCAAAGCCATACCAAGTCAAATTTAATATTGTGACCTATTAGTACAGTGGTCTTATCTAATACATCTTGCACTAAATTGAATGATTCTCCCACAGTCATTTCAGATGAAATTTCGTCCATGTCCTTATGATAAAACCACTTAAATTCTATCGGTCCATTATCATGTGAATATTGAACTGATACTAATTTATTATTTGCATTAAATGGTGATGGGTCTGTTCTCCTATTCTCATCAACCACAAATGTAGTCTCTACGTCTAAATACGTTATTGTCATGCTGTATACCTACTCAAATCTGTGTCCAAGTTGCAAATGATTTTGCCATGGAAACCTGTTAATTTATTCTTTGATATAGTTAAGTATCTTTTCTTATCAGTATTGTCAGTAATATCAGATTTACCGATGCCTACGATTAGGTCAGCTTCTGCAGCTTTACCTGTCTTACTGTTCTCCATCATAGCATAAGTAACACTTGTCTTACCCTCAGCATCAGCACTAGCTTGACTGATGCCAATACCAAACAAATCATGACGTTTACATATCTCACGAAACTTTGTGTATATGCTACGTAACTTCTCATCTGTCCTTGCAAAAGCCCCCATCACATCAACCTTGTCTAGTTGGTCAACAATCAATACGTCAGGCTTTTTATCTTCACAATACTTATTAAGCCACTCAATAGATGCATCTACATTGTCAATCATAGTTATGTTAGGAGCAATGTCTGCAAACTTTTGTTTAGCTTGTGAACGATTCTTATATATATCTTCTTCACTGAACCCAGTGTATGCACTTACTGCACGGAGCATAGTTCTACGTGCAGGCTCTTCGTTAGTGATGATGTGAACATCTGCACCTTGTGAACAGAACCCGTTTGGTGATGCCACAAGTGAAACATAGAAAGCAGTCTTACCAATCTCAGGTCTGGCAAAAGCAATCATAAACTCTCCTGCCTTACCACCACGAACTGCCTTACCTAATGTCGGTACATTGAACTCCCAACAGTTTTCATTTTGTGCATATTCTAGTAACTCATCTAGGTCAGTTGTAATCGGAGTTACATCATCTTCTGGTACAAAGCCTTGCTCTGATTTATCTAACAAGGCTTTTACTTCATGAATTTTTTCTGGTGAGCCTTCCATAATGGCAAGCCCCATATCTGCGATGTTACGCCCTATCTCCTGTTGCCACATCTTTTTCAATACATCAGTAGCTACGTCAGAACCTATAGTAGGTAAATTCTCTATGTCATATAATACCTCAGCCACAGCTTCTCGTTTTGCACGAGTGGCAGTCGGATTACTGACTCTATATATCTCTCTCACTTCTTGTGAGGATAAGTCCCTTTCGTAGTTCTCATGTCCATTTACAATGGTATCATATAAGTCTGTTAACTCATTAGGAAACATTGAACGCATGACACGAGTCTTGTTTGCATCAAAAAATTCTTTGTGCATCAGGAGTTTAATTAATTGTTGTTCCATACTAATCTCTTAATCTCCTCTTTGTCAAAATATTTTAAATCGTCTTTAAGACGAACTACACTACAAGGTACAAAATACGACAAATACTTGTGTATGTCAAGCGACTTGCGGGTAGCGTCTGCATCCAGGCAGATGTGAACGTGTTTGTATTTACGTAAAGGTGTGAGGTCGGCATCTTTTAAGTTAGTGCCTAAAAGTGCCACACCAGTTGCTACTTGTGAAACTGCACAAGCACTTGCAGCATCTTCCACAAGTATGGCTGTGTCATGTTCACCACAAGTGAATAGCTTTGATGAGTTGCCATACCTATACCATTTAGGCAAAACTTTATTACTGAAACTTCTACCGATAGCATCGTAAACTTGTGAATCGTCTTGGACTATAAATACAGTACGATTTTGTTTAGGGTCATACATTATCTTAGCAAGCCTATCTTCCAAAGCGTGGACACAATTATTCCTAGTCAAATAAGCCATAGATTGTGAATGATTGTGAACTGGAACGAAATGTTCTGCAAGATGATAGATAGAATGATAGTTTTGCGAACTGACCAAACTTCTGATGTCATCTTTAGTTCGAGCTACATCTTTTGCACCTTTTATTCTGCAGGAAGCTTTATAACAATTCCATAAAAGTTTTCCGTACTCTTTAGTAATTGTAAACGTATTTCGCCCACCACATTCAGGACAATTAATTCTGTTGGACGTATTGTCCATTGGTTCATTTTGTTGTATAAAATCTTTAATATTCATCTTGTGTTCCTCTCTAGGGGTTTTCCCCTCGGCAAGTTTCTCGCTTATATCACAGCTTTTAAATTACGTCAATAAAAAAAATACCCCCACTGACAAAAGCCAATGGGGGCAGGGGGAGGCAACTATTAATACTCATAGAAACCTGAGTGATAAGATGAACCTAATCCATAGGTATCAAGTTCAGTTCTCTTGATTGCTTCTTCTTCTGCATCAACAACCATCTCAGCCATATCTTCAAGATTGAGATTGTTTTTAACGAAAGTATATTTAACAAAGTCTACTTTCTGTTTACAACTCATGTGTTGTGGCAGACCTTCCTCTGGGTCATATCCCTCGAACTTATCGTCAAGCACATGATTGCATCTGTCGATTGCAGATTGGTTCATACGTTCCGAGTTCGTGAGAGTGCTCCTTGTTGAAACCATAGACCTCGTGTTCTTGTTCGATTTGTATGACCTGTCGAATGAAAACGAGTCTTGGTATTTCGAACGGTAACTCGAACTGTAGGGGGAGGACACCTCGTTCGGGTCTCTGGCTACTGGCAAATCATGCCAAGTTATCTTCAACAAAGCAGGAACAAGAATATCTCTGAACCATACTAAGTCAAAGTTCTCACGCCTTGTGTGCTGACTTTTGTAACTGACTGAAACATTAGTACACTCTGGTATCAGCTTGGTGTAGTTAGCTGAGTCAGTAAATGAGCCACCACTGTTGCCAGACATCTGCTCTTTTGGAGGGAGCAAAGGATTCAGCTTTCCAGCCAGACCAGCAACAAAATCATCTGAACAACAACGACCACCAGCTTGATGAGTAATAATGTGTCCATACTCATATCGGTCAAAAGCAATACAATAGTTCATACCCTCAACAAGTTCAGGAGTTTGAGTAGAAATATAGTTTGAGCCGATACCACCACACTCTTCGCCAATGTGGAATACATACAGACCATCTGTGCCATTCATGATTAGCCTACACATAATGTAACAACCTAGTTTGTCATCTGCACCGAGTACACTTGATACGGGTTTGACTTGTGTTTGAGTATCAACAACTATGTCAGTAGCTTGCCAGTCGTCAAACTCATTGTCTGAACCATAAACACGTTTACTACTGTTTTTGCCCATGAGAATGTAGTTTGCATACTTAAAGCCCGACTCTTCAGCCAAGTCCCCAATCTCATCTTTGGTTATTACTTTGTCTTTGTACACATACTCGTGTACGTCTGTATCATATGATGCGTAGACAATGCCATCATCAGTGATACGTAAGTCAGTCTTGTCTACTGGAACTTTGTGTTGCACAGTGTCCATGTGAGAACTGAACATGACTTTAGATTTTTTGTAGTCTCCCACCTTAATGATAAGATTACCTTTGACATCTATACGCATATCAAATTTTCTCTTACGTTTGGTTGTGCCACTTGTAAGTGCTTTCATAATGATATCACTTATCAATTTCTCTTTGCCGTGAGGTGACACAGTGGTCAGTAAATCGTAAAGCAAATTATCCATCTGTTTACCACGAGTTACCTTAGTCATTGTTTCGACTTCTGGTTCTTCAACTGTTCTCCAGTTATTTATATTATATAGAGACATTATATGCCCTCCTTAGTTTGTTGTTTTATGTTTACACCTTGGGTAGTTTCGGCACAGCTTAAGGCATTATCTGTACCCATGAAGTTTATGTAGGCATTATCGAATAGATTAGTTATCTGCCCAGCTTCATAGCCACGAACATCAAATTTAAATATTCGTGATTTGTTTATCTTGACAAAGTCTTTTATCAAATTTTCATTTGGTGGTTCAGCTTTGACAAATTGTTTACGTTTACCTTGTATAGATAGGAACTTAGGTTGAAAACCACCTGCAGTTAGTTCTTGGTAACCACCGAAACAAGTTCGATAATTTGAAAAGTAACACACTTTGACAGTTCCTTCTTCACGATAAAAATTACCAGTGATGGGATTCTTAGCACGTACATCCACAGGTGTAGTTGCTGACATGCCCCATCCTTGTTCATTAGCCCAACGACTTCTCATGATGACATTTTCTGTATCTGCCCAAGGATGAAAATACATAAACACACCTTCTACAGAACGAATACCAGCTTCAATGTTACTAAACACAGTAGGCTCGTGAAAGCATTGGATACCTCCATGCTCACGTGGCTGAGTGTATTCTCTCCACTCACAGTTGTCTGATGTGTGCCATCTTATGTAATTTTGACCAGCACAGTCAGAACAACAAAATATGTTGCCATCAACTGCTCGTATGTAATCATCTCCTTCAATATATATTTCTGCTTGGCATTCATAACACTCAGTATATTCATCATAGTCTCCAAATACATGAGCACCATTAGTACTTGTAAGATTGGGAGCTACCCAGTTTTTGCCTTCAGGAGATGCTCCATTGCATCTGAGTAAGCATTGAATAACGTCATCATGTTTTCGTATCCACATTGTAGATGCAGGCAGAAAGTCAAAGTATGGTATAGGACAAGTCTCGCTACCATTGTGGTAAGCAATGTCTATATCAAACGTAACCTCTCTAACACTCATACGAATCTCACTTTGTTTAGAAGATTCGGCATATATGATGTCAAGGTCTTTAAGACGTTGTTCTAGTTCTTTCTTGTACACATCTCTTGTAGAATATATCCTAGTCCAGTACCACTTATTATCTGCTTGATTAAGATTAACAATGGTACGAGCAAGAACTGTATCCCCACGAGAAACATAATATCCACGAGTGTTAGGACATTTTGCATACCAATCAACTGGTTGGGCAGGCTTGTCCATGTAGAAACCGTGAGTGCTATCCATACAAGAACCAGGAGTATCTGAACTGTATTTAGTATACATCTTTCTCATGCTGTCTATGTCGTTAGCCTCATGCAACTCCATTGGCTTGTAGACATCAAGCATCTTCTGTGCAAGATTGTCCACAGTCTTTGGGTCAATGAGACTGCCATTGATTTTGACAAACCTAGCTAACACACGAGTAAGCGACATGGGCTTTCGCACATTCAATCGCTTACGACCTCGAGAAAAAGGTAACCATGCTTGTTTCCTATCTTCATGTTGTAAATCTTGCTCTAAAGAATTAGAGATTGCTAAACAATTATTAGGAGTCCAAGGGTTCTCGTTGTGCATATTATTAACAGACTGTATATCTAAGTTTACAAAAGCAATACATTGCATACCACTTATCTCTGGTGTTTTACTTGCCCAAATAACTGGTCGTGTTAACTTCACATCTACTTGAGTATAGTTATTCATACCTTGAACATTTCTATAAGCAGTTTGTATTTCATTAGCAAAATCACTAACTGGTTTAGCAAGAATACGAAACTTACGAGCTGCAGACACAACAAGTGGGTGAACTTCGGTAGACATCTTAGCAAAATGTTTTTTAGGTAGTTTAAATTCTTCTGCTAGTCTGTCAATCTCTGCATTCACTTCTAATGCTAACTTTTTCATGTACTTAGGTGTAAGAACTATTGCATTAGCATAATTATCTGACTTCAATAGATGGGGCATCATTCACCTCCATCATATACTGTGACATTTGCTAGACCTCGTATGGCAACCATAGTTGAATTGGGCAGTTCTTGTATAGCAACCCATTTACTATGACTAACGGATATATCTTTCGTCAGCTTTATCAAAAGCACATCGTCAGCACTGTTTCCAGTGTGAGTTCTGCCAAGAACTAAATACAAATGAGGATAACCATTGCCATCAACATCATCACGCAAAGATACAACAGTATGTGCATCATTAATTGTACCTAACGTAGCTAGTCGAGGTGTCTGGTCGAGTTCGACATTGAACTCAAAATGACCAACAATCTCAACTTTGTTTTCAACTCTACCACTGTGAACAGGTGTTGATGTGAAGTTAAGTGGATAAGTTGAATCTTTATCTTTCATACCTGCAGGAGATACTGGTGTATTCCTAGGAAACTTTAGAGAATAATAAACACTATGATACTCATCTAAATGAGCATACAAGTAGCCTTCCCCACTACTCGGTATGTATCGAAATACATGACCAGTCGAAACTTCTCGTCTTGTCATTTCTTGCCCCACATTGTGTATGGAGATTTTTTTATCAGTACTAATAAACATAGCGATTCCTTTCTATTGGGTTAGTGATAACATAACGTCGTTTGTAGTCTCGGTCTAGCAATCTCTGCAAAGCAAAAGATGTGTATGCTAAACCTTTCTTCATGCTGTCATTACGATAATGATTATCTGTATAATATGTGAAGTCTTTCATGATACCCCCGAGTACAGATTTTTGTTTATATATCATAGCGTCAATGTCAGTTTGTGAAGCTCGTCGAAGTTCATACACATGGCATTTAATAATTAAGTCTTTGCTGACTCTATAATAACCATCTGTTGTTGCAAGTGTACGAACATTGTACTTCTTATCGCTGTAGCCCATGACTTCACCAAAGAATGTTAGGTAGTCAGAGCGAGTTTTGTATTTGACTATAACAAGTTCATAGTCATTGAATGCTCTAGGCATTGGCTTTTCCTTTCTATTTAATGGTTGGCAGGAGTTGAAGGAATCGAACCCACATCTTCAAGGTTGGAACTTGGTGTCTTTCCATTAGACGAAACTCCTGATTTCTTTAATTATACGAAATTGCACTTAGTTGTGCAAACAAGTGAATAGTGGCTAATCGAATGTAATTACATTTAAGCCAACTTTTTTGAGATTGTCAGCGACATCATACAACAAATCATCATTGTAATGTTCTCGCCACAATCCAGTAGACTCAATAAGTTTAGGACTAACTGACATTATATCCTTGATATAAGTGTCGCCATATTCCCACTGGTCGTGAGTCATTGGGGATTTGACTGCACAATACCAACGAGCATATTGATTTTTATCCTCGTTCTCTTTGGATTGATAAGTCTTAAGTACACGCCATTCAAAGTACATACCATTACTAGGATTATCTACTCTGTATGTTGCATACGCATTTTCTGGTTTGGTTGATTTACCAAATAAAGTTCTATTTGCCATTTAAAGCCTCCGATAGGTTATAGTCAAAGTTTTTTGGGCTACAAGTCATGTCATATAATTGTTTTTTATTTGTAGCTGGTTGATATGCTCCTTTGTGAGTTGGTACTAAAGCGAAAGTAGCTTTGATACTAGAATCCATAAGAGAAGCACAAGTAATACAGTAATCAGCGAAGAACTTTGCCACAGCCTTTCTTTTGCTCGGGACATTATCCCCACATTTTTTACATTCATAAAACATATTTTCCTTCCTCGTTATTATTGATTATTCTTAATAATAGCAAAAAGCCCCACCTTGTGCAAACAAGATAGGGCTAGGGTAGTGAGTGTGAATAGCTGTGAATTAGCTACAGGTGTGAATCTCTGTGCTTTGCTATTGCGTGCAGGAATCTATTAGAATCAAACTTAGAATTGTCTGCTTTAAAAAATCCAGTTAGCAAAGTAACATCTGCATCAGATATATTGGAGTTGCCAATTATCTTGGCAATCTCCTCATAGTGTTTACGTGTGAACTTGGACATGGGAATCTCCTAACACAAAACGTTCAACATCATCATCAGGCACACCATATTTACTGGCAACCTTTTGGTAGTTGTCAGCGTGTTGTTGAGCTTTGTTTAAGAAGTCAACGGCTTCATGATGTGAACCAACAACGACAATAGGTATGCCGTTGAAAGTGTCAGGCAATTTGCCATCACTGTGAACGTGACGTTTTTTCGCCCAGATTACGTATTTGTTATCATATTCCCGTTTGCGAATATCAAACTTATTTATATCAAATGTTCCCATTTTATTTCCTTTTAGTTGTATTGATATCCCATCTATAAAATATATGGTCATCAATTCTTGTTATATAGGTCTTAGTTTCTGCCCAACTAGGTTGGACATAGTGAGCATGGTAGTGAGTTGCTCCCTCGACAAAATCGTCTAGGTTGCCATAGTAAACACCATTAGCAACTTGCAAAGCAAGTTCCCATGCTTTCTTTTGTTTGGCTTTATCACTTTTGCCATCACAATACCAACTGAATTGGCATTGATTCTTTATAGGAATTTTAGGATTCCATTTGTATGTCAAGCCCTGCTTAACAACATCACAAATGTTGTTTGGATACCTGGAATCTTTAACTCTATTCATTACAACTTGTGCAACTGCAATCTGTCCCACGAGGCTTTGGTTCTTTGCCTCGTGGTATGTGTTGAGTGCCAAGCAGACTACTGCTTCAATAATCATTGTGAAACTCCATTATAGTGCAAGGTAAAACCCTGCATAAAATATTAAAACAAAAATGACTGAGAAGAATATAGCTTCAAACCATTCACGCATTTACTTCTCCATCAAAACTAGATGATACAATTTCCAGTCCAAATATACTTTTCGCTGCAGGGGAAGTGA